TAGAAGATATATTCAAGCATGGTTTGACTCCTAATGATTTGAAAACTAAGGATAACACATCCGATACAGAGGAACAAGAAGATGCCTAAATACAGAGTATATGCCACTGAAATTCGTTTTTACCATATGGAGGTTACAGCCAAAAATACTTTAGAGGCCCTCCTAAGTGCAAAACGAAATCAACTTACACTCTCTACAACAGAGGATGTATCCATGCGTCAATTCACACCAGATGAGGCTGAACTTATCCCGGAGGATAAACATGATTAATCCTTTAGATCAAATGGAAGAAGAACAAAATACATTATTCAAACGTATTGCTAATCTTGAAGAACGTCTGGAAAGCTTCCTGGATACAGTTATCCAATACATGGGCAACTCAGACAAAATCAGTAATTCAGTTCAAATGTACAACAAGATAAATTTTGAAAGAAAAGCACAAGGGAGAAAGCCATGAATGAAGAAACATTTATCATACTAGGATTTCCTGTACGATTGCGCTACAACATCCACCAGAGGCCCTCCTACGTCGAATGGCACATAGTTGATGATATGAGCAACGCATCTACCGTAGAGCTCTTAGAACAGCTCCTACGCGTCCACTATACACAGTGGATTGAAAACGTCATACGTGAACACGAATGGCGCCGTAGCAATGAAGATACATCACCTGACCCGGAGATGTTCTAATGTCACAAATTGAACAATTACAATTACGTCTGGCAACTGCATTAACCAATTGTCAAATACACGAAGATAATGAGCGTAAAGCACTGGCAAAACTGGAACGGATAGAATCGTTGCCGGATAAGTGGCGGGAGCACATGAAACATCACAACGGAACTGATGTTGGTATTGGTGGTGATGCTGCTTTTAATACCTGTGCCAACGAACTGGACACAAAACTGGAGAATGATAATGCCTGAAATAATCCTATCACCAAGCCAGCAATTGGTTGTGGATGAGTTTCCGGACTTCCTGTTAAGTGATGATACCTACATGACCATCTCAGGCTTTGCTGGATCCGGTAAGACCTTCTTGGTCAAATACCTTGCTGAGATTGTTGAACACAATATCAAACTAATAAAGGTACTAGCACCTAATGTACCTAAAAGAGAGATATATTTCACTGCAACTACTAATAAGGCGGCAGCAGTATTAAAGTTTATGTTAAGTAAAGAAGTAAGCACAATACACTCACTACTTGGCTTAAAAGTAATAAATAACTACACTACTGGAGCTGTAAAACTTAAACAAGACTGTGACGGTAAAAATTTGAATAATACAGTTGTATTCATTGACGAAGCTAGCATGATTAACAGACAATTACTTACTGCAATACGTACAGCTGTTAATGTATATAAAGACTGTAAAGTAGTATTTATTGGAGATAAGTACCAACTACCACCAGTAAAGGAAGACCTGTGTCCAGTATTCACACAAGCTAAACGACTCTATTTCTTAAGTGAAATTCAGCGCCAAGTAAAAGACAGCCCAATTATCAAACTATCTACCAAATATAGAAGTATGCTAGATGACATAGCTCTGGACTGGCCTGAGATAGAAAACGTCCCTGGTATAATCCACCATCACACGAACAAACATACCTTCTTCAATGCCATTCAGGCAGCCTACACGGGCGACCACGAGGTAAACGATCTGAGGGTAATGGCATGGGCCAACTCCCGGGTACACGAGTATAACAACTGGATACGTGGCTTCCTGGGTAAGACCACTCAGTTTGAAGTAGATGACATGGTTGTTACCAATAAACCGTTATTTGTAGGAAGACGGATCCTTGCACAAACAGATTCTATATTAAGAATTGTAGAAGTAGAACCATCTACAATAGAAAAGGTACCTGGATATCTAATAAGTCTGGCCGGCCTAATAAACGAAGCTGGATATCACTATCGTTTATTTCAGCCTAGCGATTGGCAAAAAGCGAACCAACTTGCCAAAGGATATGCTCAAGATAAGGACTGGGGAAACTACTTCAATATAAAAGAGAACTGGGCTGACCTCCGGCCAGTACATGCATCCACAGTGCACAAAGCACAGGGAAGTACATACAAAACCGTTTTCATCGATATCAACAACATTGGAAAGTGTACCAGATGGCGTGAAACTGTACGCCTACTGTATGTTGCTATTACCAGGGCAAGCTTATCTGTTCACTTGTACGGTCAAGTAACGACCAATTACAACAAACAACCAGTTGAAGATATCATGAAGGCATTTGCTAATCTTGAAGTACTATCGTGATTTATCACGATACAACTATTAAACTTTCAGATGTTACACAATATAATTCTGTTAATTTACCACTCGTAAGCACTCTTTGTGAAGTGTATGCACTAATAAAAAACAAATATGGAGTAACACTTAAAATGTGGAATGAATACGAATTCAGAGCTATCATTAAAGGGTCACTCATGTCACGTCTGTATGAGGCTCAAATGGAATACTGGAATTTACGCCTGAAAAAGCTTTCTCAAAAGAATGCACAGTCTTTCGGCCGTTCAGATGACGACAACTACGCTATATATTTCGAAAACCGAAAATGGAAAGCTGAATTCCTAGACTGGACTGATAACGAATCTACCATGTTTTGTTTACCTCTTAATCCAGAGTGTCCGGAACTAAAAGAAGACATGGAAGAGATCGCTTTGCAATTCGGAAACCTCCGGGAGGAGAAGTACGAAGCAGATCGATTCCTGGCTGGGTTGATGCTCTTCCGTGTACCAGCTCGAGCCTTCAGAAAAATACTGGGCAGCACTCTATACACAGCCTGTAAACCACACATGGAAAATGCTGTCGATAGTGCTACCGGACGACCATACTACGAAGTAGAATGGGATGAAGGTACCAAAAAATCTCTTATCACTTATATGAAAAAGAACATGCGTATCGTACGTGCGATGCAAGAAAGAGTTCTCTTCAATCTAATTACAATAACAGCACACGCTAACGTGTAGGACACATAATGCTTACTCATATAGCTTTTGGAGAAGGTGATAAAACCTTAGCCATATTAATACCACAAAAAGACCTCAATAAGGCAAGCTTAGTTAGGTTCTACATCGAACCGTTAGAAATGTTAGGAATTGCGCGAGAAAGTATAATTGCTTTTCCATTAGAACAAAATAAGAAAGGTAAAGCACCAGCAGTAATGGTCCATCCCTGCCTGGAAAGCATAGGCAAAATTATAGATGCATTGAAAATCACCACAGTAATGTGCTGTGATTCCACATATTTTAAAGCCCTATGCAAAGTACGTAAAACAGAACAATTCTACGGCTATGCCCAACAAACAATTTGGTCAGGCGTAGACGGATTCATCAGCTTAAACTATAAAGCCCTTTTCTTTAATCCAGAAAACAAGGTTAAGATAGATTTTAGTCTTAAGGCTGTTGCTGGCCAACTTCTAAACACTGGTGGTGTGTTCACAGAACAAGTACTAATCGACTGTCAATACCCACGAAATGTTAAAGATATTAAGCTACTATTTGAAGAATACAGCGAATATCCAAAGCTGACTTGCGACATAGAAACCTACAGTTTACGAGTCAATAAAGCTGGATTAGCCACAATTGCATTTGCACATAATATACACACAGGTTTCTGTTTTCATGTAACAGAAAAAAATAAGCCAGAACTTATCAAATTCTTCCAGGAATATAAGGGAAAACTTATATATCATGGATCCACATTTGATATTAAAATCCTGATCTGGGAGCTCTTTATGGGATCTAGCCGGGATTATATCGGGATGTTATCGGGATTACACAGGATGTTCCGGGATATCGATGATACCAAGATAATTGCTTACCTAGCACTTAACAGCACTGCCGGCCCAGGTCTTGGACTCAAGGAACTAGCCTTTGAGTACACAGGAAATTATGCCCTGGATGACATAAATGACATCACAAAAATAGATCCAGAAGATCTACTAATTTACAATATGACAGATGCCTGTGCTACTTGGTATGTACATGATAAGTACATGCCAGAAGTACAAAATACTCAGAAAGAAATTTACGAAAAGGTATTTTTACCATCACTCAAAACCATTACTCAAATGGAGTTGTGTGGTGTACCTATAAACCTGGGACAAGTGTTAGCAACCGAACATGAGCTAGATGATATAGCAAACACACATTACCAAGCTATTATGGATAGCCCAGTTGTTGAAGAATTTACAGAAGTACTTCGAGAACAAGAAGCAACAAAAGCTAATAAGAAACTCAAGATCTTAGTAAAAACAAGAGATGATTTCTTATCTTTTCAATTTAATCCAAACAGCCATACACAATTAGCTAAGCTATTACACGATCACTTAAGGCTACCAATACTGGGTAAAACAGATGGTGGAGCTCCTAGTACTGGTAATAAAATACTCAAAAACTTGGTCGACCGCCTTACTAATACTAAGAAAGGACATATCAAAGTACTTGAGCTCATTGAACACTTCATAGCTTATGCTGATGTCGTTAAGATACTTAATACCTTTATTCCAGCCTTTAAGAATAACTCTATCACCAAAGATGGGTGGGAATACCTACATGGAAGTTTCAATTTAGGGGCCGTAAAGTCCGGGCGCCTAAGCTCTTCAGACCCTAATCTAATGAATATTCCCAGTACGGGAACAGTTTATGCAACACCAGTCAAATCTTGTATTCAAGCACCACCACCCGATCCGTGTATAACAAAAGATATTTTAGGCTGGTTACTAATAGGTGCAGATTACATTGCCCTGGAAGATATGGTCTCAGCACTGCAAACCAAGGATCCCAATAAGCTTAAAATTTACACAGATGGCTACGATGGACACTGTTTACGTTCATATACGTATTTTAGCGACCAAATGCCTGATATTGACCCTAACTCCGTAGAATCTATCAATTCTATTGCACAAAAGTATCCGGAATTACGTCAATTATCCAAATCACCTACATTTCTACTCACATACATGGGCACATACATAGGGCTCATGAAGCAGTTCGGCTTCTCTAAAGAAGCAGCACAAGAAATTGAAAAGAATTACCACGATCTATACCAGATCTCAGACCAATGGGTCATGGATAGAATTCAAGAAGCATCCAAAACGGGGTACGTCGAGCTGGCCTTCGGCCTGCGCTTACGTACCCCGATGTTACCTCAGATAGTAATACAAAGTCATGACAGCATGCCGTTTGCCGCTCACAAGGAAATGAAGACAGCCGGCAATGCCCTAGGCCAATCCTATGGGCTGCTGAACTCACACTCAGCTAACCTGTTTATGCAACGTGTATGGGATTCCAAGTACGCCACTGACGTACTGCCTGTAATGCAAATACACGATGCTCAGTACTACATGATTCGTAATAGTATGGGTTGCTTAAAGTGGGTTAACGATAATCTCATTGAATGTATGGAATGGAATGAACTGGAAGCCATACAGCATCCTACAGTCAAGCTAGGAGCCAACCTGGAGATTTACTATCCAGACTGGTCTCAACACATCGATATACCAAACAAAGCCTCCTACAAGGCTCTCAGGACGATCCTACGTAAAGCCCAAAAGTAGAGCGCCTCCGGCGCATTTCTGGTGTAAATACTCAACGAGGTCATTATGTATACAAATTTCAGTAATATCTCATTACCCGTAGCCGTATGGCTAGCAGCTGACGATGGGTATGACCTCATTCCAGATCCGGATAAGATATCTGCAACATCTTTTTTAAAACCACTCAAGAGCGTTATCCTTGAAAAAGCATTACAAGCTGCCAATCAAGAAGGCATAGTAGATCTAAGTGATCTAGTAGCATCACGAGTAGGTACAGCTGTACATAAAGCAGCAGAAGTCGCCTGGCTGTACTCCAGAGAGAAAGCGATTAAAAATTTAGCTCTTAACTCAAAAGTATACAAGAAGATACGGCTTAATGCGGATAATGAAGATGAAGAAGATGCTATTTATATCTACCTGGAAAAACGAAGCGAACGTGTCCTGGACGGTATAACCGTATCAGGCAAGTTTGACTTCGTGTATGAAGGACGTGTCATAGATCTTAAAACAACCAAGACCTATAATTGGATAGCCCGTACTAACGATGACAAATACGTTAAACAAGGCTCCATTTATCGCTGGTTAAACCGAGATATCATCACAGATGATTACATCAATGTAGAAATGATCTTTACAGACTGGAGCCCGTTTAAAGCTCTTGCTGATAAGACTTACCCACAACACCGTGTATGTACTCGTACACTACCATTAATGAGCATACCAGAAACAGAACACTTTCTTAAAACCTGTATAGCCAGATTTAAAAAGTATCGCAATTCTAACCAGAAAGATCTCCCGGATTGTTTACCAGAAGAGATCTGGATGGATGAAGCCAAGTGGGCTTACTACAAGAATCCTAAAGCAACAACTCGAGCTACCAAACTGTTTGACAATGAAGGTGAAGCAGTACTCCGTAAAGCAGCGGATGGTGGACTTGGCCTAATTGTTAAACGACTACAAGAACCAAAATTCTGCAACTATTGCCCTGCAAGACAAGTTTGTCATCAGGCTGAAAAGTACGAAAGAATGGGAATACTAAAAATATGAACCAACCATTTATGAATATACCTACTATAAACAGAGAATTAATGTTTGGCAGTATGACATCCAAACAAGCAGAAAAAGTAAAGCTACTAGAACTAGATGACTGGGAAATAGTATTCATGAGTTCTGTAAGTGGAGCTGTACATCTTTATAACAAAAATACTGAAGGTACAAGACGAGTAGAGCGTGGAGGTCATCGTGAGTAAATACGATAATTTACCCTATCATCCTGTAATGGAAAAAATAGTAGACATACTGCGTAAAAAAACACAAAACCAAAATCCCATATTTTTTAGACTGCAGGTCTCTTATTTCTTTTCTAAAATAGCCAGCATGATGCGAGTTCATGTAGCAATGGGAGATGATATGGTCATACCGGTTAATATGTATGCTATTAACCTGGCTCCATCTGGTAGCGGTAAAGGACACTCCACAGCTATCATGGAAGAAGAAATTATTGGCGGTTTCCGTCAACGTTTCCTTGAAAGTACATTCAAAAATATTGCAGAAATACGGCTTACAAAGCTAGCTAACAAACGGGCCGTTCGAGATGGAACAGATCCTGATTTGGAACTCGAACGCGTTAAAATGGAGTTTGAAGAACAAGGAGCCCTTTTATTCAGTTTTGACTCTGGTACCTCTGCAGCCATTAAGCAAATGAGAACCAAGTTACTAATGGCTAGTGCCGGCTCAATGAACCTGGAAATGGATGAAATTGGTTCCAATCTCTGTGGTAACACAGATGTACTGAATACATATCTGGAACTCTGGGACACGGGTAGAATCAAGCAAAAACTTGTTAAGAACACCCGAGACAACATACGTTCTGAAGATCTGTTTGGTTCAACACCAACCAATATGCTCTTATATGGTACACCCATCAAGCTTCTGGACGGCTCCAGAACAGAAGATGAATTCATGGCTTTCCTGGAAATTGGATTTGCACGAAGAAGTTTCTTTGGGATATCTCGCCATCGATATGGAAATACAAATCAAACTGCACAGGACATGTATGATTTATACCACGATCCTTCCATAAGCAAGTACCTAATGCAGTTAAACGATAAGTTTGGCATGCTTGCAGACCAAGCTGCATTTAACCAGATAATCAAGATGCAACATGACGTCCTATTAGAACTGTACAGTTACAGAATTTGGTGCCAAAAACGCGCAGATAGGCTTTCTGAGTACGAAGACGTTCGTAAAGCAGAGATATCTCATCGATATTTTAAGGTAGCAAAACTAGCAGCCGTATATGCCTATATAGACAAGTCCATTTACGTTGGAAAAAGTCACCTGGACAACGCAATAGCAATGGCCGAACAATCTGGAGATGCTCTTGCTAAAATTCTTAATAGAGACCGGCCATATGTTAAGTTGGCCAATTACATTACAACAATCAATAAAGATTTAACACAAGCAGATCTAACTGACGATCTCCCGTTTTACAAGGGTACTGAACAAGCAAAACGAGAAATGCTTAACCTGGCCATTGCACACGGATACAAACAAGGAATGTACATAAAGACAGAACATGTCGATGGAATCCAGTTCCTTAGCGGTAAGAAAGTAGATCCCACTGATTTAAGCAAAATAATTATCTCGTATAGCCCGCACATTACAGAAAATTATCGCAATGAAATAATTCCTTTCAACAGACTGCACCAAATGTGTGACAGAGTTGGGTATAACTGGGTAAATCACAGTTTAAAAGATGGCTATCGTAATGAAGAACACTGTATACCAGGATCCAACCTGGTCGTACTGGATGTAGAAAATAGTGTAAGTATAGATACAGCTAAACTGTTACTTATAGACTACACCTGGTTCATGCACACCACAAAACGTCATACCGACGCAGAACACAGATATCGTATCATAATTCCTCTCTCGCATAAGGTAGAATTTAATGAGATAGAGTACAAGGAATTTATGAAGAATATCTTCGAATGGCTACCGTTTGATGTTGACACATCAACAGGCCAAAGAAGCCGTAAGTGGTTGACCTTTAAGGGAAAGTACTGGTATAATAAAGGTCAACTTTTAGACACACTTCAATTTGTATCCAAAACCAAAAAAGCTGATGAGCATAAAAGAATCGTTGCAAGTCAGTCCAATCTCACAAACCTGGAACGCTGGTTTATTAACAATTCAGCAGACGGCAACCGTAATAACCAATTACGAAATTACGCCTTCATGCTGGTAGATATGGGTTATGACGCTGACACCATCAGAGTAAAAGTAATGGATCTCAACAGTAAGATGGAGGATCCGCTCGAAGACTCTGAAATCCTGTCAACAATAATTGTATCAGTAGGCAAACGTGTTCATACTAAAGGAGAAGACTCTTGAGTAATGAAATCAACAGAAGTTTGGTACTCATCGGCGGCAAGTCCGCTGGTGGTAAATCAGCCAGCTTAATGAACCTGAAAGATCCGGAAGGTGTTATATACCTTAACTGCGAATCTGGCAAGGAACTTCCATTCCCAGCCAAATTCAGGCAAATGGTTGTAACCAACCCATACGATGTATATACAGCATTCGAGCTAGCAGAGAAACATGACAAGATCCACACAATTGTCATTGACTCACTCACATTCTTAATGGACTTGCACGAGACTACTGTAGTACTCGAAGCAACCAATACCATGAAAGCCTGGTCAGATTACGCACAGTTCTTTAAAAAGCTGATGGGTAACTATGTAGCCAAGTCTACAAAGAACGTAATCTTCATGGCTCATACAATGGATATCCTTAATGAATCTGAGGGTATAATGGAAGCACTGGTAAAGGTTAAAGGCAGCCTGATGAACCAGGGAATCGAATCTTATTTCTGTAATGTAATCACAGCAAAGAAAATGCCGATTACAAAACTCGAAGCTTACAAGAACCCGCATCTTATCATCACACCAGATGATGAGGCACTGGGATTCAAATACGTTTTCCAAACAAGACTGACCAAAGAAACTGTCAATGAGCGGATCCGAGGACCTTTAGGTCTCTGGAGCCCGAATGAAACATTCATTGACAACGATGTTCAGTTTTTACTGGATCAACTCCACGACTATTATAACTAGGAGATTCAACACCCCACAAACTGTAAAAAATGTAAACAACCCATAACAATCGGAGACATAATATGTCCATACAAGGACTCACAATTGACACAGATGTTGAAACTGGCAATCAAGACACTATTGGCGGCGGCGGATTCATCAAAGATACAGGCTTGTACCCAATGTTAGTCGACATGGCTTACCTGGGTAAATCCGCAAAAGGCGCAATGTCATTGAACATGCACTTTCGTGTAGTAAACGGCGATGCTCGCTTAGTTCGACAAACCATTTATATCACTTCTGGTGATACAAAGGGTAACAAGAACTACTACATTAATAGTAAAACAAAGAAAAAGCATCTTCTACCTGGCGCAGCACTTGCTGACCAAATTTCACGCGTATTAACTGGCCTACCAATGGCCGGACTTACGCCTGAAACGAAGACCATCAAGCTTTGGGATTTTGCTTCACAGGCTGAAAAGCCCACTGAAGTAGCAGCTATAACTGAAATGATCGGAAAACAAATTGCTGTTGGCCTGGTAAAGTGCCGTACCAATAAGGCACAGCTGAATGACCAAACCGGAAAGTATGAAGATACAAATGATGTTCGTGAACTCAACGAAATCAGTAAGGTCTTCTACCCAGATGGTTTCAGTGTTGCAGAACGAGCAGCTGAAGCAGACGCTCCTGAGTTCAAGGAAACCTGGCTCAAGCGTTTCACGCCTGACTTCGTAGAAGATACGTATAAGGCAGTTGAAGTAGCACCAGATGCTGATGCACTACCAAGCTCTGAAGCAACCAGTTCTCTGTTTGCCTAATGGCTACTTACCTTGGTGTAGATCCAGGAGCAAAGGGTTACCTTTGTCTCCTGGATACTTATAATGATCGTATTACATTTGTACCAAATCCTACCAGTCCATCAGACATCGCACACGCACAACGTTTACTAGCTCAAGAAGTAGTAAACGACATGATGATTTCAAAGTGTGCTATAGAAGATGTACATTCCATTTATGGAATGTCTGCTAAAAGTAACTTCAAGTTTGGATACAATGTAGGTTTAGTAACATCTTTAGTGTGTGCTGCACCATTTTATTTAACCCCGTATTTAATACAGCCTAAAGTATGGCAAAAAGCCATTGGAGCACCATCAAAAAAATTTCTAGGAGAAGAAATGAAGCTAAAGGAAGCAATTGCTGACATAGCTCAATTACTTTACCCCGAAGTCGAGTTGCACGGCCCCAGAGGTGGATTACAAGACGGCAAGGCTGATGCTTTAATGTTAGCTCATTATCTTTACTTACAGGATAAGTAACATGAACGTACGACGTAGATCACGAAGAAGCTTCAGAACCTTAAGAGGTGGAGAATCTTTCATGGGAGTACCCAAATATAAAGTTGGAGATAAAATCGGAAACTTCGAAATTACCTTCTACCACGGGCATTCCGCAATCAATAAACGTACTGCAAAGCAAATGGCGAAACCGCAACACTGGTATCGCTGTAAATGTTCATGTGGTGGCTTTGAGAACCGAAGCCAGCAAGAGCTTATCGATAATCGCAGAGAGCAGAAATGCTACATCTGTAGAAACCCCAACCCAGAAATTCTATAACAAATAGGTACCAACATGGAAATTAGCTTAAACCAAGAAGAGATTTACCAAGCAATACTTGATTCAATTGAGAATCAGAATATACCTCTGGTAGGCAGGGACGTAAGTATACGTTTAACTGCCGGCCGAGGAGCAAATGGACACTCAGCGCAAATCGTTATCGCAACGCCGGGTAGTTCAACCACGAGCGAGGCTACCGGGGATGAAAATCCAGAAGTAATAACCCCAGATACGGAGCCAGCAATCGACTTTGACGACTGATCGGATTCGACTAAGTTGATTATTAACCCTGGTTTTCTTTTCCACACTTCCTCTAGGAAGCCAGGGTTACTTTTAACCGGAGAATATAATGAAAGATCTATTTAAAACTCTATTCATTGTCATTATGGCAATGGGTTTTATCGCAGCTGCTCCGATATTCGGATTAGTAGTAGGTGTAGGTCTTGGAATATACTTTCTACACCATATTATCTCAGAGGATAATCAAAATGCCGACTAACTTACAATTACAGGAAGAATTAGAAATACAACGACATACCATTGCTACACTAACACGTTTAACTGCTAGTCTAAGTGAATACCTAACAGTTATAGCGTTAAACCTGGCAGGAATACAAGATTCACTAAGAGTTGCACAAGAAGGATACGTAAACTTCAAGAAAGAGTTTAAGGTCTAATGGGCATGTACACAGGTGAATACGATTGTTGGGACTGGGATGATGTGTACGGAGAAGAACTGGATCCAATAATTATCGAATTTGATCGAATCATTCATTCAACACCTAAAGCAACATTATACGGTCACAAGCAATACATGTTTTGGGTACCAAAATCGGTACATTGTATCGAAGCCGTTAATTTTCCTGCAGAACAAAAAATAATATCTGTTGAGGAATGGGTTACCATCACTAGACAACTTGATCCCAACTACATATCAAAACAATACATACGATCAACAACTCCAACAAGAGCTGGAATTAAACTACTACGCAAATTATTTGGAGATAAATAATGTCTTTAAACGAAAACATTACACTTTACTTTACACAGGGATCCTCAGACAAGGTTTACCAAGTCAGTCTATGGGGATGCTGCGACGAATTTAAGGTAGATTTTGCGTACGGGCGTAGGGGCAGAGCCCTGAAGCCCGGAAGCAAAACTCCAAACCCTGTACCTTATGAGCTAGCTAAAAAAACGTATGACCAAATAGTAACTCGCCAGCTAAAAAAGGGCTATGCACCCAAACATGGTGAAGGAATCGCTCCACCTGTCACATTACATGGAAAGGTGGCAAAACAAACCGATTATTTACCCCAGCTGCTTAACCAGGTGACCGAGGACGAGGCTTTAGCCCTATGGGGACAGTTCCCCATGTATCTACAAACAAAACACGATGGTGAGCGTCGTGGAGCCTGGATTTATGCAAGTAATCATAATCCACCTATGGCAGCTAATCGTAGAGGATTAGAGGTACCACTCGCACGACCTATATACGATAATTTAGTAAAACTAAGTCAACAATTCAGTGCTGGTACATTGTTAGATACCGAAGACATGGGAGATTATTTCATGATTTTCGATACTCTATCACTAATGCCAAGTAATAGATCTAATGTTTCTTTTAGTTATCGCGTTCAAGCACTATCGATACTTCAAAGAGAAATCACAAAACTTGGCTTACAATATTTAAAAGTAGATTTACCATTCCAACCACAATCATTGGATGAGTTCAAAGAGTTCATCAAGAATGCACGGCGTAATAATGAAGAAGGTGTAGTCATACGTGATGGACGTGGTAGATATACACCAGGACGTCCTAACTCAGGCGGCCCAGCCTGGAAACTTAAATTCTACTCAACTGTAACATGTAGAGTTACATCAATACATCCAACCAAGGCAAGTATAGGCATTGAAGTACAAGATACCGCCGGTAACTGCTTGGTACC